GGTATCTCTTACTTATGCTTTGACCGCCACCAAATGCACCTGCGACATTACCTGTGTTGCCGGTAATCGTCTGCAAAGCATCTGTAACATAAATGCGGTATATCAAAGCGTGCGTCTTTTCAGTTAATCTCGCTTCAACATACCGCATAAATGGCTTTATTTCTCTTCGACCTCGATATTCTCCGTAGCAGAGCCAGAAGAGGTCTCTGTCTGCCCCTGCGACTGAAAAAGCTCTGACATAGCCGGATCATTTAATATCTCCATTACTTTTGCAGGAAGGCTGATGATATTAATCTCGTAATCTTCAACCGGTGTTCGGTCAAGGATTGCCATGATCTCAATTACTTCTTTCTTGCACTCCTTCAGGAGTACCTTTATGAACTCAAGCCTTGGAGCGCCCTTAAAAGCCTGCTCCACTTTCTTGTTGGCCATAATCGTTGCTGCCGGATCAATAAGGTCTGCAAGGACATCAAGTGCGTCCTCGCCTTTGATTTCTGATAATTTCATATAACCCCTCCGTTAATTATGAATTAGCAACCGCTGATGCCGTAATTGAAATATTACTTGTGGCGGCCGCAATCGTAACCTTGGCAAGGCTGTCATCGTATGCCATCGCTGTGATGTCAATTCCGCCCATCTTTACAACAACGCTGTCATCATCAAGAGTATATCCGGATGCGGCAGTAAGTGTTGCCGTAAATGATGCATCGGCCGTAATGGTTGTTGCTGTGTAGCTTGATGTTACATGATTAAGAGTCTGCTTAACCGAATAACCGCTCTGCGCCTCATCTACCGAATAGATCACCATCGGCATTTCTGTCTGTGCGTTAATCGAAACGTGTCCAGTAAGCTCTACTGATGTCTGTCCCTTTCCGTTCTTTGTAGTCTGAAGCGTGAAACCGCTCGAAGAAAGGGCATTCTTGAGCTGAATAGCTACAAAACCACCATTTGCTTTATCTCCAACCCACCAAATATCTGAAAAGTCGGTCTGCTCAAGATCTTTTCTTGGGATAATCTTTGATGTGTTATTTGAATCGATATCAGCGCATCCAAGGGCAAGCTTAATGTCTGCCGCACTTGTACCAAGCGCTGTGAACGCCATCTTGCACTCCCAAGAATCAAGGTGCTTGAATTCCATCATGTTATTTGGGCAGTTATCTACATCCTCGCCTAAATCGCTGAATGTAGGAACGCATGATGCCTGAATACCGCCTGTCGTAGCACACACGATGTCAGCATCATCAAATCCAGGATTAGCCGGATCGAATGATGTAAGAAGCACACCGGCGTCAAGCTGCAGACCGTCAAATGTATCTGTTGGAATAACAGTGAATCTTCTTGACATATTATTCTCCTTCTTAATTGGCGGTCATAAACTCCGCCGTGATATTTATTACTATTCTCCGGATTGAATCGTCCGGATCACTCATCCTCTGCGCAAATGGAGTCCCTCGCATAAGCCACACGTAACCATCATCTATGCTGATGACCTCGCCACCAATACCAAGCCTTTCCGCAATCTCCGAAGCCTTGTCAGATATCTCTCGCCACGATGTGGAGCGATACCATATCGAGTTAGTGAGAGATACCCGGTTGTCAAAGCTGTCGGTGGAAACTTGGTAGGTAATATATGGCAACACGGCATCCGGAGGGATCGTCTGCGATTCGTATGCAGGAATATTAAAGCTGTTCCAGAATGTATCCAGAGCTTGATCTTTATTCATTCAATATCCACTCCTCTGCGGTGCATTGTCTCATATCAAGGGTTGCTGATTGCGGTGTGTATTTATCATCGCCATCGGATGTTACCCTGAATATCTTTCCATCCTTCTCTCGTCTGAAGACATCGTGATATTGTAAGGTAACCGCCCTTGATGTGGTTACTGTGTACAGGCTTGAAACACCTTGTTTCTCAGCCGTCCGTGCTTGCATAGAGCTATCAAATACGATAGCCGCATTAAATGTCGCTCCATCCTTCCACGCCGTAGTATAACCGCCGTAGCCGTCATTTGCTGTGGTCTTATCTATCATGGTGCATGATTCAAATGCATCTGTTAATAGCGACATTTAATCTTCCTCCATTTATTCAGTCTATTTGCGAATGCGCTCTGCCATGTTACTCCGGATGATCCTGTGGATGCATTTCCAGATGCCTTGCTATATGAATATCCTCCGAAGCTCTCCGATTGAAACGGAGACGAAAGCACATCTGCATATTTAAGCTCCCACGCATCTATTTCAGTGCTTAGAGCGATGACTTCAGGGGGAACGGCCATCGCCCATATAGCACCATCGAAGGTCTCATCATTATGAAGAGCTTCGATTATTGGGGGAGTAAAAACATAGATACCATCGTTAAATACAGAGCCGACAATACGGAAATATTGTCCCTCCTGTAAGTAATCAGCCACGGCGCCGCCTTCGTAAGTCAGAGCCTTATTATTAACTGTGAAAGCACCGAATAGTCTTTCTTTATATTCGAAATAGTTATTAAGTTCTCTGCAAATTTCTGCTAACGCCATGACTGATTTATCCTTTCTTAATTAACCCTGTGCCTCTGTTGATACGTTTGCAATCCAAAGCGAATCCGGATTGTAAAGTACAGGCATAAAGAGCGCTGACGCCTTTGTCCAAAGAACCGCTGGGTCTGTTTCCATCCACTGTGACACATATACATACTGAGAAACGCTGCTCTCGGTATTCACAGAGAAGAATTTTGACGCATCAATTTCTGGTGGATCACCCCACAGACCTTCACCCATCTTTCCGCCCGGATTAGTAGTGAAGAAGGTTACCTTGTCCTGTGGATAATATCTAGCCTGTGTTACTACCGGACGTCCATCTGCTCCAATAACAGAGCTTGCGCCGTATGTAAGATCATTTGTAATAATATTTGTGATTCCGAACTCTTCATCAAGATAGCTTCTGAGGTCAGAACTTGTAATCATAGCTCCGACACCAACGTTTCCGGAAATCTCCTTCTGGAGGTTTGCATTCTTGCGCATTTTTGTGATGTTCTTTCTTGATGTGAGCATTCCTGTGATAATGACGCCTTTATCAAGAGCTGCATCGAGGATATCTCTAATCTGCGCAGAAATGTCCGCTGTGCTTGAAAGATCAAGTGTAAATGCTGTCTGTGCTTCTGGGACGCCGTAATCAACTGTAAGGTCAAGGTTATTCTCCTTGATTGTTACCCTACCGGTTGCCATAAGCTCGTTCTTTGCTACCTTTGAACGAGTAAATACCTGCTCTGCAAGTCTAACGCCGTCTTTGATAACATAATCGTACATCTGATCGTTCTGAACGCCTGCTCTAAGAAGAGAGCGCATTCTTTCAGACTGATTAATCTTTACCTTAATAAGGCCTTTTTCGATATTGTGGTTATCAACAGGAACTCTGAAAGTTGTCTGTGATTCTGTATCAAATCCGTGGAACTGTGCCATTACAGGAATCTGATACTCTGCGGCAATAGACTCATATTCAGCGACAAGGTTGTCGGTCTTTCTATCTCCAAAAAGGGAGTCAATTGGATCGTTCTGTCTCGTTGGATTGAACGGAATATCAAGCCAATCTGTCTTTGGTACAAAGCCGAGAATGTTATTCTCCCATGCTATTCTTGCCATTTCTCTATTCCTCCTTATACATTAACGGTTTACCGATGGTGCGCTTGCTATGAATGTAAATCCAAGAGCCGCAAGTGCTGTCTTTGCTGCTGAAGCAAGGCGAACGTCTGACTTTTCATAATATGTCTTTGTCTTATCGCCTGCTGTGTCTGTTGAAAGCGTGTAAACATAGCTTCCCTCAGTGCCGCTTCTTTCATACCATCCCTCTGCCCTTGGATTAAGAACAGCAGCGTAATCTGATACCTGCGTATGATCATCATCTGCGAGGTAATAGGTCTTTGATGTATTTACTGTTGTGTCTGTCGAATTGGCATAAACATATGGACTCTGTTCTGTGCCTGCGCCGCTTCTCTCCTGCCAACCCTGATCTTTAGGGCTTACGAGGTCTTTAAGTGTAACCGCATCGTATGATGCTCCGGTGATGGCGAGTCTATCTTCATAAACCACACCCTTTGTTACTACCGAACCCGGCATATTACCGCTTGAAACATCAACGTCCTCGTATGTAATACCGATTGCATTTCCATCGTTTGAAGGATAAGCTGTGCCCATTGGCCAATACTTAGCTCCCTCTGTGGTGGTTGTCGCTCCTGACTGAGCAAATTCTCTTGTCTCCCTTACGCACTCTTCATGTGCAAGGAAATATCCAGGTGCATAAGTCGCACCCTTTCCACTCTGAATGAATGACATATTATTCCTCCTTTGCTGATCCATAAAGATCGCTGTGATATTTAGCAGCTATCTGAGCCGCCCTACTTGGCCCCTTTGCGCCCTCCTTGCCGTTATTTCCCGGTGGTGTGGCGGTTTCAGCGCCCTTTGTCTCCTCAGAGACGATACAATCGCCCCATTCGGACTTTATAGTTTCCTTTAGCTTATCGGCATCTTTGATTTTTCCACTATCATCAAGATCGATTTCGGCAAACGATACACCTCTCGATGCTCTCGTTAACCATTTGTCCGCAACACCGACTTCTTTTAAGAGATCATTGTATGCTTTCTTCTTGGCACTCTCTGTTGCCTTTGCATCCTGTTCCGCCTTGTACTCGCTGAACTTCTTAGACTCCTCTTCGAACTTCTTCTTCCATTTCTCAGCCGTTGTTACGTTATCCTCGGCGTTCTGTACCTGCTCTTTGAGCTTATCGATTTCGGTCAGCTTTGCATTGTACCGATTCCTCTCAATAAATTCATTACCCACAGCGGTTCTTATCGCCTTGATTACTGTCTCAATTGCCGACTCCGGTATGTTGCCGGATTCATCAACGTGTTTCTTGAAAATTGCTTCAAAATCTGCCATCTTTCATTCTCCTTTACGCAGTTTAACGGGAGTGCTACCCTAAGAATTTTATTTTGTGAAATACGAAAAAGAAAA